CTCGGTAGGACATGAATGCCGTGTCGCGAGAGGCACTTGACGCTCCGCTGGTGGCGTCCGTGGATGCGTTGCCCAGAGAGTTGCTCTTGCCTGCCACGGAATGCGGGCTGTCGGTTTGGTTGCTGGAGCCAGACGGATAACCCGACGTTACATCGGTATTTCCATCGCCCAAATTCGCTTGCGTGTTGAAGTCTGCATACTCCACCAGATACAGCATCTGGATAGCAGACCACAGGGCAAAGTCGAGCTGATGCCAACCCGCCCCTACGTTTTCGGCAAGCGTCCGGCACTCGTCTCGCGTTACCCCGACCAGCGGATAGATTCCTGACACGGATGCGAGCTTGTCATTCGACATGTCGAGATTGCTGGTCATGTCGTTGAGGTTCAGCCCCGACTTATAGTTGCCGTCCGTCGCGTCCAAATAGCAGGCGTCATAAGCCCCGATGTAGCGGTAGTTGACCTCCGATCCCGCCTTCGTGAAAGCGGGATGCAGCGTGAAACCGGAAAGCGCGAGTTTCGACACCTGCCAAGTGTTCAGCGTACCGACGAGGGTGTGCTTGTAGTAGAACTTCGGAATCTCAACCATGACGTTTCCGTCCGTGCCGTCGAGCACAGATGACGTCACGCCGTCAGCCTTGAGCGTACTGTCAGAGGCGTCAAGGTAATAGTTCACGCTGCCGTCCGCGTTCAGCACGCAGCGTTTCATGTCGAGCCAAGGCCTAGAGTTGCTCATTTATTTGTCCCATTCATAGCTCTGGCTCCGGGAACCAGCCTTGGGCATCTGCCTCGGCATCGGTGAGTGCGTTGGCTTGCAGCGTTGGCGGCAGAAGTTCGGCCACGGTCAGGGTGCTATCCCGCGCGGCTTCTAGAACGGCGGCGAGTTCATCCTGCTCTTGCTGCGGGATCGGCAGTGCCGAGACGAATGCAGCGATGTCGGCATCGGGCGCGACGCGCTGGGTATAGGTGTCGGGGATCGAGAGGGCCACGTCGCCGGACTGCGGGTGGATGATCCAGCCCACCGCGTAGCGGGTCGTGCCCGTGGCGGTCGGAACAGCCAGCGCCCAGAGCGCGGCGCTCATGGCCTGCGCGTAGTCGATGGTGGGGTGGGAGAGGGAGAGAATCATGACGCAGTCCCCGAGATGCCATAGCGGTCCAGCATGGACTGCTCAATCGCCACCCGATCTGTGGCGTCGCCTACTACGATGACCTCTGCGAGTTGGTCGCTTAAGGCAGCAGTGATAACGCTGCCAGAAATATAAGCTCCGACCGTTAGTGGAGCCGTTGTATCGTTCAGCGTACTAAAACTGTCGTCACGGATTACGGTTGGCGACGTGACAGCCACGCCGTCCAGATACAACGTCAGCGCGCTAGATTCCCACTTGAACGCCACGACATGAAAACCGGATGAAGAAACCCCCGATCTGTAAGCCTTGAGGTTTGAAGCGGTGCCGTCCTCGCTCAATGCCACATTTAAGCGGTTATCAAATTCCCCAATCACCCAGCTGCGTTCGTCAATTCCTGAATTATATGATCCTGCCGCCGTAGATAGGCTGGCATTGTTAGCAAACTCAACCACCACCGCGACATATAGGCTCGTGCGATTACCGCCGACCGGCGACGCTGCCTCCAGAATGCTGGTGCCGCCGAAATCAGGCGCAGGCTCTCCGTTGATGTTCTCGACGCTGCCGCTCGTAACGATCTGCGGCTGCTCGGCTGCGGTCGCTTGATCAACGTCAAGCGCAGAGCCGGACTGATCATAGATAGTGGCGACGAAACCGTTATTGGCGCCCGTAAATGTGGTAAGCGCGCTCTGATCCAGCTCGCTTGCGTCGTTGAACCCGATGTCCTGCTCAGTGTTGTCGGAGGACCGCCGCACGCGCACACCGTCGCCCGTGTAAGCAGAGCGAAGCTGGAACGCCGTCGAGTACGCTGCGAGGACGTTGGAGACGCCATCGAGGGGGAGCGTCACCGAAGAGTCTAGCGTCTGCGTATAGGTATCGGCAGAGCTGTCCCACGTTACTTCCGAGAACGCGCCACTAACCGCTGTAATTTGCCCGCTCGCCACACTCTCGGCCGAGTCGGTCCGCACCTGCCCGCCGGACGTGTTGGTCTCCGTCTGGACCGCGCGCACGTATTCATTTTCGTCGGCGCTGACGAGGGTATAGGTGGCCGAGGTCGCTCCAGAGATGTCCGCCCAGCCCGTAGAGCCGTCGGCCGATCTTTGCCACTGCCACGTCCGCGTCGGGGTAGGCGTGCCGGTAACGGATGCCGCCGTGGCAGTGAGGGTCGAGCCCACCGTCTCGGTGCCCGAAATCGTCGGCACCCCAGAGATGACCGGCCCGGCCTCGATCGTGCTCGCCGCGCTCTCGGCGGTGTCGCTGCCCTGAGAGTTGGTCTCGGTTTGCACAACCGTGATGTCGGCATTTCCGTCTGCCGAGACAAGCGTGTACGTGGATGAAGTCGCCCCACTGATCGGCGTGCCGTCGCGTTCCCATTGCCACGTCGTCGCAGGCGTCGGGTTGCCCGTAACGGACGCTGCGGTCGCGGTTAGGGTATTGCCCTCGTACAGCGTGCCCGAGATGGTCGGCAGGCCCGTGATAGACGGAACAGCCGCTCCGCCACCGCCGATGAGCGGCCAGTACGGCAGCCCTAGGCCGAGACCTACTGACGACACGGGCCCGGCCTCAGTACAGCAGCACGGCGTCTGCCGGCGCCGCGGTAATGTAGTTGCCGCCGAGCGGGTGGTAGCCGACCTCAAGGGTGCCGAAGGAGACGTCGGAACCGTCGGAGTTGCGGAGCGTCACGGCACCAGCAGTGACGATCCGGATGCTGCGAAAGGGCCGCGTGAGCTCAGTGCCGGTGCCGACGTTCGAAACCGTGTCGTAGTCGTTCGCGGGGCCTGCCCGGTCGAAGCTCGTCAATCCGCCGATGCGCGCCATGCTGGATCCTCACTCGAAGATGGAGGCGGGCGGCGCCCATTCCTCCACGTCGTTGAACTCTCGAGACCAGGACTGATCGAACATCGCCCGGTCTCCTTCGCCTTCGCCCAAGAGCCCGTAGTGCAGAGCTTCCACATAGTGGGACTCAGGGGTCTTTTCTGGCTTGTCGGTGTACCGCTCCTGGCCTGCCGCCTGAACCCGGCGCATGTAGTAGCTGCCGGCAAGGCCGCGGACGATGTTTCGGCAGGTGGAGGATACGATGATCGCAGGCTCACCGTCGATCATCGATGTGAGCAAGCTGTCAAGGGCCTCGCGCCTCATGATGGGGTCGTTCGTGGGCGCCGGGAAGCAGTCGATCTGCTCGGACTGCAGCGCCATGATCGGCGAGAGATCGTCGGACTGCGCCAGGTCGTCGCCGGCAGGATCTCCCCAGAACCGGAACGTGCTCGAGGGGTAGCGGGCGTTGAGGTACGCCCGGAGCTCGCGGCCGAACTTCTTGGCGCCGGAGTTCACCATCCCGAACTCGTCAAAGACCAACCACTGCCCGCTGGTCTGCTGCTGCATGATTGCGGCGGACGGGGTGCGCCCGAAGTCGATGCCCAGAATGACCGGGATGCCCGGGTAGGGCTCGAATCCGCTCAGGTCCGCGACGTGATACCGCTGGCTGAAATCCGGATGGACAGGCCGGCCGTCCACGACATGCACGAATTCGTTCGCTAGGTTCGCACGAATCCAGTCCTCGCGTTTCCCGCCCAGCTGGCGCTGGTAGTACCCGGGCGGCAGGTTCTGCAGGTTCTCGGCTGACGGGTTCACGACCCACTTACCGGACTCCTTGCGGACGCCGCCGGGCTGGATGAAGACCTCCCACCCTTCCGGCATCGGCTTCGTCTTCAGCGCCACCTCGCCCAGCCAGTGATCCGCTGCTGGCGCGTTCGAGGTCATCCAGGCGCCGTACCAGTAGTCCCCGTAGCTCGCTCGAGCCGGGAAGCGCCCGATCCGGCCGAGCAGCATGTCGATCACGCTCTTCGCGAGCTCCTTGCCCTCGTCCATGGCAACCCAGGTCAGCTGCAGGCCTCGAGCCTTCTTGACGTGGTCCTCACGGTCGAAGGCCAGGAAAAGAACCTCGACCTCGGCGTAGGTCCCGTCGGGCCGCTTGTAGCTGTAGGTGTGCTGCGGGAACGGCGACATGGTGAAGTCGCCTAGGTGGACCGGCGCGTATTCCTTGTAGTCCTTGATCGTGGTGGCGATGAGCTCGGAGTAGGTGTTCCGGACGATGGCGCCTCGAGACCGCCGCACCATTCGGCTATCGATCTCCACGGCCTTCTGGCAGTCGGAGCGGCGCATGGCCTCGAAGATGGACGCGGAAGTCTTCCCGGACCCCAGCGGGCCGATGATCGTGCGGAAAAAGGCGTCCGAATCGTGGAACTGCCTGAGTGTGCTGCCCTGGGGGCGGTACTCGATGGCGGTCGGCATCAGGCTTCGTCATCTCCGAACAGGTCGAATTGGCAGGGCGGCCAGGGCCAAGGTCCGCCGAGCATGTAGTCGCCCATCTGCTCCCACCACGTCATCCCTCACCCCCTTCGCCCAGCAGGGCGCGGTCTACGCGGTCCACGATGCTCGGCTCGGTGCTGTGGTCAGCCACGAACGTAAGCGCCGCCTCCAACTTCGCCACCCGCTCCCGCAGCGCGGCGATCTCGGCGTCGGCGTCGTTCGCGATGTCTGCACAAGCGTGCCGTGCGTCGCGGTGCCCCTCCTTGTACTCCATCGAGCAGTCCATGCGGACGCGCCCATTGGGGTACTTCGGCTGCACGTTCATCATGGCGCCGTGATAGCTCCGCTCACCCATCTTCGCGGCCCTCCATGATCTCAGCAGCCCGCTCAAACAGCGGATCTGCGCGGACACCCTGCTTGAACATGCACAGCCCCACCTCCCGCAGCGCAGCCGCCACGGTCGGGGTGTGGGGCTGCTCCCGGTCCCCGCGCACGTCGGAGCCGGTGATGTCAAGGTCCGCCGCGTCGGCCAAGGCTTCGCGCCACGACTGGTCCTCTGCGTCTAGCGTCAGCCGGTCCAGCTCGTCGGCCGTGTCGAGGAGTGCAACTGCGTCTCGGTAAGGGATCATGAGGCCGTCGCCGTCAGCCATTGCCTGCAACGCTTCCCGCAACTCCTCCCGCCGTTCCTTGCTGATGCTCATTCGGTGTCCTCCTCGGGTTTAAGCCAGACGTGGTATCGACCGGGCTCAATCGGCGAGATGTTGACTAGCAAAAAGGGGTTTTCGACCGGGCCGCAAGTGCCGTCTTCAAAAATCTCTTGGAAGCCGTCTGATTCGTGCACCCCCGCGTCGATCCACCTGCTGTCGGTGGGGAGGGGCAGGCACGCGTCGGCGACTTGCAGCCATACCTCAGCGTGAGGGATGTCGATCGTCTGCCACGGCTCGTCCGTGTATCGCCTGCGCGCCGCCTCCGTTACGGCTGCGACAGGCACGGCGGGCAGCGGTGGCGGCAGCCCCGGTCCCTCTGGCATGGCGTCGAGAATGGCGTCGATGTACGCCACAATGGCTACCGGCAGGCGCGGGTTCACGTCTCCCGGTGAAATCTCTTCCACGATGTCGCGTAGCGCCTTCAGCCTCTCTTGTGCGTCAGTCATGGCGGGGCTCCTCCAGCAGTGATTGCACGACGTCCTCGCCTACACCGAGCGCCGCCGCTACGGCCGCAATCTCCATCCCGGACGAAATCAACTTTGCAACGTCGCTTCGTGTCGGGCCTTCGCCATCCCCGAGCATTGCGTCCCATGTGTCGCCGACCACGTTCACGGCGGACTTCACTGCGTCGTCAAAGACACCGAACATCACTTTCCTCCTGCGCTCTCGTCTGTGGGGCGGCGGGCTTCGCGGTTGCGGACGAAGCCTTCCACGTCGCCTACGCGCGTCCTGCCGCGCCAGCGGAACCGAGTTCGCGACGGCCAGTAATCAAGCCGGTCTCCAAGCAACGTTCGGCTCCAGTGGTAGGGCGTGTGTTTCGTCCAGCCTTCAGGGTTTGCGGCGGCTAGGTTCCGTTCACGCCGCTCGTCAAATTCAACGGACTTCATGTAGCCCATCCACGCAATGTCGCTAGCGTTTTCGTGCGGTTTCTTCCTGCTCATGCTTCCCCCTCGCCCGCATCGGGCTTCTCGTCTGTGGGGCGGCGGGTCCAGGCCACCCATACCGTCCCGACGATGGTGCTAAGGCCGGCGCGCCCCCATATATCCTCTCGCCTGACGTACGGGCGCCTTACCTCGCCCTTGATGGCCCACTCCCCATCACCAGAAAGCCTCCAGCCGATAGTGCCGCAGGGCATAGCGACAACGTGGAGTGGGCGGCTGTTTCCTTCGGCGCTCACGCTCCCCCCTTGCCCGCATCGGGCTGGTGTGCGTTGGGCTTCCAGATTCGCCGCCCCACATCAAGACCCTTGAGGAAAGCGTCGCTGCGCCCCGACCACCCATGCAGCCACCCTGCGGCGTAGCTTCCGATTGCGAGCATCACCGCAAGGAACGCGACCTCTGACCCCGTCATCTCACCCATCGGCCTGCCCCTCCCCCTCGCCCGCATCGGGCTGGTGCATCGCGTCTCGGAGCGCCACGGCGTCACACAGTGCGTTGTGCGGGATGCGTGAATGCGTCGCAGTGTCGGGGAGGCTCTGGTCGATTTCGAAAGTCAGGGGAGGCGTGTCTACCCGCTGGCCCGGACCGATAATCAGCGCCTGACAGAAGTGGGCGATGTCTTCCGGCCAGTCCGCGACAATGTGGCAAGCCGAGTAGCCAGACAGGTAGCGGGCGAGGCTGCGTGCCAGCAGCTCGCGGGACGCCAGCGGCTCCTGATTAAGAACGGGCATGACGTGTTGAGCCACCCACGGCCCTGGGCACATGCAAGGCAGCACCTCGTACCACGCAGTACCGTCTTCGCACGCAAGCGCCATTGAAATCAGCTCGCCACGAAACTCGTTGAACTCGCAATCGACATAGAACTTCATGCCTGCCCCTCCCCATCGTCGGAGGCGAGGGCGGCGATGCGTCTCAACGCTGCGCAAGCCGTGATGAACTCGTTGGTGGGCGGCTCGCGGTCCATCTTATCCAGCGCAGCACGCGCGATGCTCGCTGCCTTGCCCTCCACCCCCTCGGCAGCGGCGGGGCGGGCGAGGGCTCGCACGCAGAGCCTCAGCTCGCGCGCGATTTCCGCGCGCGCCGGGCGCTTCGAGTCGTCCAGCATGTTCGCCGCAGTGGTCAACGCGGCGCGATACCGGCGCGCCTCCCTCAGCCCCTCCGGCTCCGGGGCGTCCTGCGGGGCTGCGAACCGCTCCAGCGCGTAACGGACCACGCCCACGATGCGCCGCCGAACTTCGCCGAAATCCGCATCGTCGCGGATCAGTCCGCCGACCAGGCGGGCGCTGTCGTTGCAGGAGACCAGGGCGTGCAAGATGTCTGTGTCGGTGGGGGCGGGGCCGGAGGTGGCGTCCACCCGCTCGTCCTGCGGGGCTGCGGTGGCGAGGGCCATGATGTGCGCCGTGGCGCCTTCTTCGGTCCACTCGCCGTCCATCGCGTGGCGGATCGCTTTCCGCACCGCGCTCTCTGGTATGTACCTCATACTGCCGTCTCCTTCGGCCTGCTCTCTCGCGTCGGCCGGCTGTGAGTGTCGAGGTAGATTACACGGCGCCGGTCTCCCTGACTACAACAGGCGCCGCCCCAAAGGGCGTGATCAGAACGCGCAGCTGGCGCGGCCCGGAGACCACCAGTCGCGCACTGCCTTGAGCATCCTGTGGATCATCTTTTCTCCCCTGCGATCCGCGGCGTGATGTCGTAGACCACCTTCTCGTGCTCCGACCCGTCCTTCGGGTTCAAGCCGCGCATGGCGATGACCATCTCCTGGAGACGATCGCCGGCATCGACTTCCACAGCCTTGAGCTTCGGGAACACGAACGAGGCAGCCTGCATGTGCGTCTGCACGAAGAGCGAGAGATCCGGATCGTAGGTCCGGTTGCCGTTCTCGTCGTATTCGGGCTCGCGGACTCTGCCGTCCGCATCCAACGTGTGCTCGCGCACAGTCTTCAAGGCCTCGATGACAGGATCGAACCCCTCGCCGAACTCAGCCTTCATGCGCCGCAGAAGCGCGCCAGCCCGGTGGTTGCGCTGGATTCCCTTGCTCGTGTTGCCGTTACCTGCCGAGGACATAACTGATCGCCTCCATGATTCTGTCGCCCAACGGTTTCGGACCCTGGTGTCCGTATGCGCGCCTGACCGCGTTTCCGTAGTCGACTGCGGACTGGTCTAGACCGACCCAGACCAGCCCCTTGGCGGCCCTGAAGGTCGCCCAGAGCTCTCTCTGGCGGCGGAGGAACCACGGGAACCTGAGCTCCCACCAGAGCCAGCAGGCGAATGCAGCGATGTGCCCTAGGCCAACCCGCACCGCGAGGGTCTCGTAGCCGTAGGGGCCGAATCGGGAGGTCTGGCAGACGAGGGTCCAGCCAGCGGGGATCACCTCTCCTTCGCCGGCCCAGTACCAGAGCTTCATCAGTGCCTCCTCGGGAACCCGGGCGCGATGATGCTGGGGCCGGCAAGGGCCTCGGCCTGTTCGCGTTCTCGGTTGCGGGTCCGTTGCTCGCGGAGGGCGGCCTCGGTCTCGATGGCGTGCCGGATCATGGCCTGGTCGCGGTGCTGGACGATGAAGCTCCGGCGGCGCATGAACGGGTGGTAGACGGCCCGGCTGCTGCTCTTCTTCATGCAGGCAACCTCCCTGGGTTCAGCATATTCAGAGGGTTGCCCGGTCCGGAGGCGTCGGCCTGGCGCTCGAGCCTGAGGGCTTTGTTCAGCTTCTCGTTGGACTCGAGTTGCTGGGCCATGAGGGACAGCTGGTTGCTCAGGGCCTGGCACTGATCCCGCGTCAAGTGGACCGTCTGGCCGGAAACGGTGAGGGCCACCATGTTCTGCAGGACCCGCTGTTCGCGGCCGGGCGGCATCACGGCCACCGCGGTCTTGATCCAGTCGGGCATCATCGCGGACCCGTCGTCGCGCGAGCAGGGGGCCGTGAGGACCATAGACGGGAAAGTACCGCGGGCGCCGAGCATCCGCTTCATGGTGATGTCGTGCGTCGTCTCGCTCATTGGCAGCTGGTCTCCTCTGGTAGCTGCTCGCTGAACACCACGCGAATGCGTCCGCGCGGCGTGTGCTGGCATCGCTTGATGGTCAAGCTGCCGAACTGCGGGATGGAGTGCCGATCGAGCAGGTAGTCGATGGCGTCTCCGATCATGGTCATCGGGGTCCTCGAGGCCTCCGGACCCACGCTGACGTGGATGTAGGGCGCCCGAAAGCCCGACAGCCCTGCGTTCATCCTTCCTCCGAGCAGATCACGGACCGTAGTGTCCATCTGGCAGGTTCGCATCATGCTGCGCGCTCCTCTCTCTGGCGCTCACGTTCGATCTCGCGGATCCAGCCCGCGCGCATGGCGGGGTCTGGCTGCGTGATCTCGATGTCCCACTCGGCGGCCCAAGCCTGCACGCGGTCCATGAGGGCCAGGTAGTCCGCCTTCGACAGCCCCTCGGTGCTGCGGCGGCGCTCGAACGTCCTGCTGCCGACCGTGACCTCGCGCGTGCCGATGAACTCCCGACACAAGGCCTCCTTTACGTCTTCGAGCTCGTTGCCGCTGGCGTTGGCGATCTCGCCGAACCACATGTGCAGGGTGTTCCGCATGGACGCGGAGCACGGGATTCTGGGCGTGCGGAGAGTGATCTGCAGCGGAGTCGACCGATCCCGGACGACGGCCTGCCAGTGGGCGCGGATCCAATTGATGGCGCGGTCCAGATCGCCGTCCTCGCCGGGGCGGATGAACGCGCTGCGCGGCTTCATCTCGACCTTGCTCATGCTTCCCTCGCCATCTCGGCCTCGAGAAGCTCGCGGCGGAACTGGTAAGGGCAGACCGCCTTCCCTTCCTTCCGCAGCATGCGGTGGTGCTTCAGGGTCGATCGAGCCTCGTCCCGGATGCGGCGCAGGCCGTCTCGGTCGAGGCGGTCGTCGTCGTGCGGACCGTCCAGCCAGCGCACCATCTCGGCGCCGTAGCGGGCCAGCAGGCCCTCGCGGTACTGCTGCCGGGTGTGGCCGCCGGACGTGTTGCAGGCCTTGCACTGCAGGTGGATGTTCAGCGCCGAGAATCGGATCGGCCCAGGGTTCGCGCCGGTTCCAAGGTAGTGCCCAGCGTCGAAAGCGCCTCCGCGAATCGGGTCTGAAATCTCCTTCTCTCCGTTGCAGGTGATGCAGTGAAATCCCCAGCCTCGGTCGAGCTCGCGAACCAGCCGGTTAACGGCCTCCTGCGCCTCCTCCAGCAGCTTCGGGCGCGTCTTCAGGCGCTCACGGGCGTCCGCCTGCTCCCTGCGCCGCTCCATGGCCGCACGCTTCTCTGCCTGGCGGCGCTTGCGCTCGACGGCCTCCCGGGCCACCTCGTGCGCGCAGCGAGGAGAGCACACCTTCTGCATGCTGTTGCGCGGCTCGAAGGTGCGGCGGCACGTCTTGGCGCGGCAGGTCTTCGGCTTCAGGGCCTTCACGACACCAGCGCCCGCATCTTCCTGAGATGCTCCTCGCGGACCGCCTCCTGCGCCGGTTTCACCTCGAGGGCGCGAGATCGGTCGAAATACCGCTGCGCCGGCGGGATCCGGGCCATGGCAAGGAACTGCCCCGGCTTCGGCGGGAAGTCGCGCTCCCAGTGCGAGTGGCAGAGCTCCAGACCCCGGCGCACCTCCTGCCGGTCCAGCTGAGCCACCACAGCGCGCCAGGTGCCGTCATCAACCTCGCCGTAGGTGCTCACCCACGCCTGCCGGAACACCTTGATCATGCCGATGAAGAGGTTCGCCGTGCGCTCGCCGAGCACGTCACTCCCCTGCGAGCCGTCGCCGATTGGCTTCGATGGCCCGGGTGACGAGGTCGTTGCCGTCGCGCCGTAGCCCAGGTCTTCCATGATCTCGTTGCTGGTTCGCATCGCCCTCTACCTCCCACTCCTGCTCCCAGCGCGCCTGGTTGAGATAGACCACAGGTGCCGGGCTGTAGCCGCGGAGCCATTCCGCGTCTCGCACTGCTCGCCGCCGCAAAACGATGTCCTCGTAGGCCGCGACCTGCTGCTCTGCCGTGAGCCGCATGAACTTCTCGAGGCACTGCTTCTTCGCTGCCCGCCGCTTCGACGGGTAGGCCTGCCAGATCGCGGCCCACATCAGGTCGGCAGCAACCTGCCACCAGTCGATGCGCGCCGCCTCCTGCCGCACCGGTGCCTCTGAGGCCACGAGCGCCAGGTAGTTCACGCTCGCGGCCGGGGTTCCATGTGGAACCACCGTATCACTGGCCGAAACAGGCGGCAACACCTTCTTCTCGGCAGGTAGGACCGTGGGGTCCATTCGCAACCCGTACAGATTCGTCCCGGACATGCCCTGCGCGTGACTCCGCAGCACCTCGATGTGCCCGGCCTCCTGCAGCCGCACCAGCACGCGCCGCACGCTGCGCGGGTCCACGCCCGCGATCTCCGCCACGCGGCTGATCCGGGCCTCCGCAGCCTGAGTGTCCGGGTTCCAGCGCCGCGCCAGCAGCAAAAGGACCAGGCGGTCCAAGGTCTTCTCGACGGGCGCGCTCTCTGCCCACAGTTCAGGTGTCATCGATTCGCTCTCCAGATCGCCTGGGCACACCTTGCCCTTTTCCCCGTGGAGGAGCCATCCGTCCACGCCTGCTCGGTGCAGGACGCCTCTCGGCGCGGTACTCATCTTCCCCCCGCTCTCGCGGCGCCGAATCCCTGTCGGCGGCATCGGCGCGACCGAAGTCACCCCACGGGACCAGGTTGCCGGGCAGGCAGAGCCGTGGATTTCGATTGCAAGAGGCGGTACTGGAAGGCACCCCGCCCGGTGCGCTGGCTTTCGCGACCGGCGCGCAGGCGGAACAGGTGAGATGGAGCTCTTGACCAATGCGACTGAGTGCCACACGATTCTGTCCATCGACCGGGCCGCCAAACCCTTCGGTCGTGAAGCCCGCCCCGGTGCAATGCCGAGGCGGGCTTCGTACTTTCTAGACCCCTTGCAGGGCCGGTGTCAACGCCAGACGCTCGATTCATGTACCGAGCAGTCCGTCCCCACCGGCCGGCGCGTGCCCTTCTCGAAGGCCGTCTCGCAGGACAGCATGTTTTTGCCCTCGAGCTCGCGCAGCCAGTTCATGACGCTGTTGGGCGTCGCGCCCAAGGCTGCTGCCAGACTCCGCATCTTGAACTGCACCACCTTCTTCCGTCCCTGCACCGAACCCAGGTAGATCCAGAGCAGGCGCGCCCCCTTCGTGAGATCGGTCCGCTCGGCGGCCAGGATTGCGTTTTTCATGGTCGTCTCCTCTGTTGTGACCGCCAGCGAGGTTAATTGAACCGCGTCGTGTTGACTACAAGCACGAACGTGCGTATCTTTCGCTGCATCGACACTGACGCCGACCCACCACCGACAAGGAAACGCGACATGCCCGAATTCACCAATGCCGGCGGCTCTCTTGGCCGCTCCATCTACGACGCGCCAGAGCGCAGTGGAAGCGAAATCGAAGCGGAGCGCATCGAGCGGATCATGGCGCAGGTGTCGCGCCGTGATCTCGAGCGCGCGCTGATCGTCATGCTGTCGGCGGCACGCACGGCAGAGGGCGAGCAGGGCCGCTTGCACGACACCCTCCGCCCGGTCGTCTCGAAGGCGCTGCAGGACTGCATCGACAACATCGGGAGCGCGCTGGTCGAGGAGGGAATCGACCAAGTCGCGGAGATCATCGGCGCCGACGCCCTCGACATTCTGGAAGGCGACGCATGACGGCGTACTACAACGAGATCGACCCCTTCGCGGCTGAGTGGTTGCGGAACCTGATCGACGCAGGGCACATCGCCCCGGGCGTCGTGGACACCAGAAGCATCACAGAGGTGACAGCGGATGACCTTGCCGGATTCACGCAGTGCCACTTCTTTGCAGGGATCGGTGGATGGAGCCTCGCAGCTCGACTTGCCGGGATTCCCGACGACTACCCCATCTGGACCGCCAGCTGCCCCTGCCAGCCGTTTTCGGTCGCCGGGCGCCAGCGCGGAGTCGACGACGAGCGCCACCTGTGGCCCGTCTTCCGCGACCTCATCGCGCAGTGCCGACCTGCAGTCGTCGCTGGAGAGCAGGTTGCGAGCAAGGCTGGCCGGGCGTGGCTGTCCGGTGTACTCGATGAAGTGGAAGGTCTGGGATATGCCGGGGCGGGAGCCGATTTGTGCGCTGCGGGCGTCGGCGCCCCGCACATCCGCCAGCGCCTCTACTGGGCGGCTCTCGCCGAACACGTCGGACGGCACGGCGGAGCAGCTGCTGGCCCGGAAACAGGCCATGGCGGACCGGGGCGTGCAGCAGGGCGTCTCGGTGACGCAGCTGGCGCATCAGGCGCAGATCGCGGGCTGGGTCACGCCAAGCGCCCGGGACTGGAAGGACACCCCGGGCATGAGCCTGACGGGCACGAACCCGGACGGGACGCTCCGCGCGCGGATCGACCAGCTGCCCCGGCAGGCGGCGATTGCGGGGTGGCAGACGCCGAAAGTCGCGGACGCGACAGGCGGGCAGACAAGCCGAGGCGGGAAGCGGAAGCACGAGTTGCTGCTGGGGGGCGAGGCGCGAGCAGCGGCGGCTGGGATGATGTCATCTGGCTCCCTTGCGCCGACGGAAAAGCCCGGCCCATTGAACCCGGCCTTGAGCCGCTGGCTCATGGGGTTCCCGGCCGCGTGGGACGAGTGCGCGCCTACGGGAACGCCATCGTCCCGGAACTCGCAGCCGAATTCCTGATGGCTGCATTGGAGGAGGACAACTGATGCTGGTACTGACCAGGCGAGCAGGCGAAGCCGTGATCGTCACCAACGGCACCGAGGAGCTCACGATCCGCGTGAAGCAGATCAGGGGGAAGCAGGTCCACATGACCTTCGAGGCACCGAAGAGCATGAAGATCCTGCGCGAAGAGGTCATCGACAGAGGAGATGCGAGCGATGGCGCGTGACGTGTTCGAGAAGCTGGCCGAGCAGGCCGAAGCGGCGGTGCAGAAAGACCAGGAGGTCCACTTCGACTACGCCGACCCGAAGCAGAACAAGGATGCCCGGTCCTACGTCTACGAGCTCCGCCGGCAGAAGAGCGAAGTCGAGAAGACCCGGAAGGAGAAGACCGCGTCTTTGCTGGAGCGCAAGCGCGCGATCGACGCTCGGGCGAAAGCCGTGATGGAGCCGCTGCAGGGCGTGATCGACCGGCACGCCACTGAAATCACCCGGGTCGAGGAGGCCGAGAAAGCGCGCCAGGAGGCGCTGGAAGAAGAGCTGGAGCAGCTGCGCCTCATGGGCACGGCGACGGGCGAGGACGGCCGCTTGCTGCCCTCTGGCGAGCTCGAGCGCCGCATTGCGCTGCTCGAGGGACAGAACATCACCGCGGACCGCTTCGGCGAGGCCGTGGAGGAGGCAGAGAACCTGCAGACCATGGGTCTCGCCGTGCTTCGGCAGGAGATCGAAGTGGCCCGCACGCAGGAAGCCGAGCGCGAGGAGCTCGACCGGCTGCGCCGCGAGGCTGCCGAGCGCGAGGCCGAGGAGCGCCGGCGACAGGCCCAGCGCGCCGCCGAGGAGGAGCAGCGCGAGCGCGAGCGCAAGGAGCAGGAAGCCCGCATCGCCCAGCTGGAGCGGGAAGCCAAGGAGCAGCGCCAGCGCGCCGAGCGGGCCGCACAGGCCGAGCGTGAGCGCATCGAGCAGGAAGCCGCGGCGAAGGCCGCCCGGGAGGAGCAGGAGCGCCAGGAGGCGGCCGCGAAGGCCGAGGCCGAGGAGAAGGCGCGCAAGGACGCCGAAGAGCGCAGGGCCGCCGTCACGGCGCGCTACAAGGCCGCGAAGGACACCACGCTCATGCAGCTGGAGCACGCCATCGATGATGCTTCCGACATGGATCCGGCGGACCTCGCCGAGCACCTGTTCAACCTGATCGACGGGGGCGAGACCTTCTCGCACCTCCACTTCGCCGCCGAGTGAGGAGAGATTGACCATGCAGACCACCGAAGGGGGCGTGCTCGTTCCCGAAGAGCGCGAGGCGCGCATGCCTGCGCGGCACCAGCACGGCGGAGACCTGGTCAGCGCCATCGCCGTCGCGGCCGCCGACCCCCGCACCGACGTGGAGAAGATGCGCGTGCTGCTCGACATGAAGCGAGAGCACGAAGCAGACGAAGCTCGGAAGGCATTCGTGGCAGCGATGGCGGCGTTCCGCGCGAACCCGCCGAAGATCGAGAAGACCGTGCATGTCTTCTACCAGAGCCAGAAAGGCCCGGTGGATTACTGGCACGCCGACATCGGGGTGATGTCCGAGAAGATCGGCGAAGCCATGGCGCCCCACGGCCTGTCGTTTCGCTGGACGACGAATCAGGCCGACGGTGGCGTCATCACCGTGACGTGCATCCTGCAGCACGAGCTCGGGCACTTCGAGGAGACGCGCCTGTTCGCGTCCCCGGACCAGTCGGGCGGAAAGAACAGCATCCAGGCAGTCGGGTCCACCGTGCAGTACCTGCGTCGCTACACCCTAGAGTCCGCGTCCGGCGTCGTGGCGCAGTCGGGGAACTTCGGCGACGCCGCATCGCCGGAACCTGCGGAACCAGCGGAACCTGAGCGCATCACCGAAGAGCAGCGCGCGAACCTGCAGAAACGGCTCGAGGCCTGCGGCGCCGACATCGCCGCCTTCTGCAAGCTCTGCAAGGTCGAAAGCCTTGCCGACATCACGCAGGCGAAGTGGCCCGGGGTGCTGCAGCGGATCGAGGCGAAGGAGAAGTCGCAGAAGGAGAAGCAGGCATGAGTGACCAGGGCGACGACCGGAACCAGTTCCCTGACTTCCTGTTCGGCTTCACCTGCGGCGCAGTGTTCGTGATCTTAATGCTGTGCGCTGGCGTGGCTCTTATGAAGTCAGTGTCGTAGGGTGACACGATGATGGAGCAGCAGACTGCAGAGTGGTACGCGGCCCGGGTCGGGAAGTTCACGTCCAGCCGGATGACCGACCTGAAGTCGGACCGCTACCGCTGGCAGCTGGCCCTAGAGCGTCTCACGGGGCGCTCGCACGAGCCGCAGTACCAGTCGCGCGAGATGCAGTGGGGCAACGAGCACGAGGCCGACGCCGCTGATCTGTACTCGTTCCTGACCGACAGAGGGCTCGAGAAGGTTGGCTTCATCGACCACCCGACCATGCCGCGGTGCGGCGCCAGCCCGGATCGGCTCGTCGTGGGCGAGAAGGGCATGGTCGAGATCAAGTGCCCCGCGTCGCACACCCATGGCGCCTACCTGCTGGGCGCGCCGATCGATCGCGGCTACGTCCTGCAGATGCAGTGGCAGATGGAGGTGGCGAAGCGAGACTGGTGCGACTGGGTCTCCTACGACCCGCGCTTCGAGGGCGGCGACATCCCGCCCGGATCCGAGATCATCATCCGCCGGGTCGAACGTGACGCGGCGTTGATACGGACCCTGCGGTCCGACGTGAGGAAGGCCGACAAGGCCGTTCAGGACCTGGTGCTCCAGGTCAGCCAGAGAGGAGAGGCTGCATGAAGTGCAAGGGATGTGGGGTGGAGTTCCCGCCCTCGAACAGGCAGAAGAGCAGGGGCTGGGGGTATCACTCAAGGAGCTGTGCGAACGGGCACACGAAGTCGGTGGCCCAGAAACAGGCCGCCGGCCGCGCCGGGGCGAGAGCGTCGCACTGGCGCACCACGCCGGCCGTGCCTCACCACATGCGGAGGAACCAGGGATGAGCCAGAAGATGCATCAGGTCGTAACGCACGGTGCGATCTACTGCACCGAACATGCACTGAGTTACGACGCGCGGATCAAGATCGAGGCGGCGATCGAGGAAGCAATCACACGCGCCGTGAACGAAATCTCGCACGGCATGTTCATGGGCTCGATCTCGATCGAGAACGCTGTCGATGCGGCATCGTCTACCGGCGACTGACCTACGGATTCGGATCTCTGCCGAGGCGGCGGGCTGCTCGCATGAGCTCCTGTCGCCTCGCGCCGCCCATGGTGAGGATGTCGCTCACGGTGTTCCCCTCCGGCCGCGCAGACGCTGGGCGCACACGACCGAACGCATACCCGGCACGCTCGAGCGGCGCGCGGTACGGAAGCTCCGGGTCGGACAGCAGCGTCGCGAAGTCAGGCGTGTCGTAGATCATGGAGTCCGTGAGGCGACCCTGCTGGATGAACTCTGCTGGGTCCATGCTGTTCGCCATGGCGTTCTCGCGCGCGGCCTTGGCGAAGCTCCACGCGGATTCCTGCACTTCGGCCGGCGTCCAATCCATCCCGGTTCGATCTCGCAGGATCTCCGCCGCCTGTCGCGTCAGGGAATTCGCAGCGAGGTAGCCAGGGCCTTTCCCGGGGTCCGTGGCCGCCTTGTTGGGAGAGCCGCTGAACGTAGTCTGCGGGACGCCGAGAAGCCTTCCCTGCCAGGTGTCGTTCGTGACCTCGATCGGGTCTGTGAGGTTCCCGCGATAAGGAAACGCCAGGTTCCGCGCGAACGAATCGACCTTCGGGCCGGACAGGATGGCGTAGGGGAGCTCCTCGTCTGGAATGCCCAGCGACGTGAAGCTGTTGTTCCGCCACGCGCCGAGCACGCTGTCGACGCCCTTGTTGCCTTGCACCTGCCTGCCCATGATCTGCAGGATCGATTCCGCGTCTTCCGGGCGCTGCGAGCGCAGCCAGTCTGACCAGATGTTCACGGTGTTGAGCAGGTTGGACTCGACGCTGGTCTGCGGAGACGTGGCCGCAAGCAGCATCGAGAACCTGCGCGCATCGTCCTCGAACACGTCGGAGAGCGCGGCTGCGCTGTCCTGATACCAGCCACGCTTGGCCTGACCGGCCTGCGCCGCCGTCGCGAGCTCGGACGCCGACGGCATGGCGCCGCGATACCGAAGCATTCCTTCGGCCGAATCTGCGCGCGACATCTTCGCCGCCTCTTCGGGCGTCAGGTACGAACCGGCAGACCGGCCACCACGCATCCCGGAGAGAGCAGCAGGGACCTCCGACGGCGTCGCAGTGCGGCCCGAACGCAGCCGCGACATGTCGAGGTTCCCGACAGCGCCAGTCTGCCTAGCGAACGCCGGCCGCGGCCCTTCGTTCATGGCATCCATGAAGTTGCGGCTGACATTCTGGCTCAGCTCCGAGTCCAGAGCAGCGCGCCCCAAGCGTCTCGCACCAGCCCCGATCGGCGCGACGGTGTCGAGCGCGTCCATGCCGGCAGACAGGTTCTGCATCCAGTCTGTCCGGTCTCCTCGCCCTGTCGTGCGCGCCCACTCCGCCAGTCCTTGCCCCAGGCCAGTGGCCTGCAGGACCCGCTGGAACGTGTCCATCTCGGACGGTCGGTTCTCGGCCAGGTAGTCGCCGATCTCGGCCAAGGCGCCCATGGCGCCGCTGTCGGGCAGCGCCTCGATGCGGTCGCCGCCGCCGTAGAGGCTGGCGCGCGACGATGCCATGGCCGCCTGGATCTCTGGCGGCGCCGGCCGGAACTCTTCTAGGGACGAGCCGTTGCCGGCCTCAGGGATGTCGAGCGCAGCGCGTGCGCGAGTGGGTCCGGGGCGGGCCATGTCGCTTCCTTCTGCTGATGCCGTGGCGGACAGCGCGGCCACACCCGCGCCCAAGGCGACGTCGCGCCCGCGCGGCATCGCAGCAACAGGCTGCCCGTTGCGCTCCACCACGTTGACGTTGCGGTCGTCGAAGATGACGTAGTTGCGGGTGCCCTCGCCTGCGTTGCGGGACACGCCGTCTAGATAGCGGATGCCGGGGATGCCAAAGCCGGACAGTTCTTGGCTGGCGCCATTGCCGTAAACGCGCCTCAAGTGCTCATATGCCTGCCCGCCAGTCATATTCCCTAGACCGGCAACGTCTATGTCATCTGGGTTCGCAGCCTCTGATTTTGCCTTTTTCGCCGCCCGCATAACTGCGCTGCGAATGTTGTCAGGCTGCTCCGACAGCGGCGCGTCCCAGTCCAGCAGGTCTTCGTCGGGGATTTCTAGGCGGTAGAGGGCGCCGGATGGCGTCGTGACATCGGGAAGACGTGCGCCAGAGCGCAGCACGTCCGCTGGGCCAGTGTCGACCTCTTGGCCGAGATCACGCAACGCTGCGTTGCCTTCATCAAGGTAGCGAAGCGCTCGCTCTCGGTCTCCGTAGAAGTGATCAACCCAGTATGCTGCAACATGATTTGGGTTGCGGATGTCGTAAGGCTGGCCGTCAAACCGCTGAACGCGCGATAGCTGGCGCCGATAGTCCTCCGCTACCCCGCGTCGATCCGCAGCGTAGTACCCCGCCCCATACCGCTGAGCCCCCTCGCCGGAGCCCATGTGCGACAGGTCCACCTGATCGTAGGCGTGCGGCGACCCGTGCCACGCCTCCCGCGTGCGCTTGCCCATCTGGCGAGCCAAGGTGCCGAAGGGCGCAGCCTCTGCCTCCTCCGGCGCCATCGCCAGAGCGCCAACTATGGCCCCGCCAGCAGCTAGCTTTCGGTCTTCGCGCGCCTTTCTCGCGACAGCCTTGACGGCGCGGCTGACAGGGACCTTCAGCGCAGCCATGTCACTGCTCCTGCAGGGCGCCGTAGGCGCTGCGGTAGCCTCGGAGGGTGTAGTCCATCCATTCGCGCACGACCTCCGGCGGAACCTCGAGGAGCCCTTCTCGGGCGCCAGCCTGGACGATCCGGTCGAGCTCTTCGGGCGTCAGATCACCGCGCACCAGCAGCTTCCGCATCTCCTTCGCGGTCTCTTCAGTGAGGCCAGCCGGAAACAGGATCTCCCGCACGGCATCGAACACGGTGGAGCCGAGGCGCGCCTGTGCCGCCTGATTCGGCGCCGTGCGCGAGTTCACGTCCGGCGAGATGCGTCCGTAGGTCGAGCGCATCGTGGACTCTCCCTGCAGAGCCTCGAGCGCCGCGCGCCCTGCCTCCGGGGTCTGGGCGGAGCGCAGCATGGCATCTGCGCGTGCGCCGCCCTCCACGTCCGGCCGCAGCCTGCCAGCGAGATCCCCGGTAGCGGTCGCGTTCCTTCTCACAAAGTCGCTGGCGGACTGCGCGACGCCCAGGCGAAAGTCCTGCATGCCCATGGGGCTCAGGGTGCTGGCGAAGTCCATGATGTCTTCGATGCGTCGAGGGTCGCTGGTGTCCATCAGCCGGCGGCCGGAAAGCGGCGGCACCGGCTTGCCCGGGGGCGAGGCCCCCAGCGCCTGCAGGCTCTGAAGCACCTCGCCGTACCGCTCCCGCAGCGGCGCGTATTCCGTGACCACGGAGTCAGCTGCCTGCCGGATGCGCTGCGAGATCGCCGTGGCTCGCGCGCCCTCCTGACCGGATCGCCCGGACCCCGGGCCGCCGGCCTGCGCCGCGACGGCGTCAAACTCCTTCTTCAGCGCGTCGATGAAGCCCATCGGGAGCTCGTCGGCGTCCATGTCGAAGCTCCCGAACCCGTTTTCGACCATCTCGTCGCGCGCGTTGCGGATGGCGCTCTGCACCATGGAACTGTCCGCATCGAGGAGCTCGGCGAAGGGCTCTCGAGGCACAGGGATGCCGCGGAGCTCGTCGTAGATCAGGCCGAGTTCGCCCGCCTTGTCGCGCAGGGACTGCACACGGCCGCGGTAGACCGCGCTGCTCTGTCCCAGCATGCTCTCCAGCGTGCTCAGGATCCGCAGCGGCGCGCCTTCTTGACGCTCGGTGACCGCCTGCAGCAGTTCCCCGCCGCCGGCGCGCTGGGTGGCCGCCACGGCCGCGTCGGGCGCCATGTCGGCCAGCATCCCCCGGCCGCCTAGGCTCTGGAGCTCTGCCGCCACCTGCTGCCCGGTGGTCATGTTGCCGCCCTGCACTATGTCTTGCCCGATCAGGGCTTCAGCCCGCTGCACCGGCGTGCTCGAGGCGATGTCGCCCATGCGACGGACACCAGCCGCCACCGCCGGCGCGGCTTGGCCTACCGGACCCATCACGGCGCCCATCGACGCCCCCATCCCGACCTCGCCCGGGGCGCTCTGGCCGCCTTCGGAGTAGCCGTAGGCCGCCGCACCGCCTTCGGCCGCGCCAACGGACGACCCCATCGCCAGACGGCCCAGCGGGCTCATGCTGCGCGGCGCCGCGGCGACGGCGGACGGCGCAGCCAGGGCGCCGGCGATCTCGGCCCCCGTGAACGCGATCGGGTTGTCCTCTCGCGCCTCCCGGTTCAGCTGTCGTGCGCTGTCGCGGCGCTGCTCGTAGCTCATCGGGGACAGGCCGAGGTTCCTGCGGTCGAGGCCACCGGCGAGCATGGCGATGATGGAGCCCACGCCGCCCGGCGTACCGAGCCCCTCGTAGCCGGTCAGGAGTCCGTAGAGCTCATCCCCGAACCCTGCCGTGACGCCTTGAGACGCGCCGGCAGCAGCAGACAGCGGCATGCCCCGGCGCTCACGCGGGGCCGGCGGCGGCGCCTGCTCCTCGCCGCCGATCTTCTCGCCCGTGAAGATGTCGATCGCCATATCAGCCCCCCACCAACGGTCTGACCGCGCCGGCCTCGATTGCCTGCCGGAGCACCTCCTCCGGGTCCGCGCCGCGCGCCCGCGCGGTCTCTTCGATGTCCTCCCGCGTGACCAGCTGCCCGTCGTCGCGGATGTACGTCTGGTCAAGCGCGCCCAGCGCCTCGTAGGCAGGCCCGGCCTGAGACCCCATACTCCGAAGCGCGCGCGCCCGCGCGACCTCCTTGTCTCGGCGCGTCTGCTCGTCGTCGCCAGGCATCGGGAAAAAGGCGCGGAACTCCTGCGCCGCTTCTTCCGCCCCGATGACCGCGCCGGATTCCCGGCGCAGCTTGCCTCGGATCCACCGCTCTGCCGCCCGGGCGTAGCGTTGTTCCTCCGGCGACGCGGCATAGTTGGCGAAGCTCGAGATCGGCCCGTCGGCGCTGATGATGCGCGTGAGGACGCTGGTCGGGTCGAACCCTTCGGTGCCGGCCACGTCGGCCAGCTGCCTCTGCGCCCCGACCATCTGGTCGAAGAACCCGAGCACCCTTGACTGAGCCTCGGTCGGCGGCTTCTGCGTGACGCCAAGCGGCACCCCGGACGGCGACGCGCCAGCCCCGGCGCCTGTAGCGCCTGCAGCCCCAGCGTCCGCCGCACCGGTGCCGAAGGGCTCGTAGCCCGCCTGCTGGATCATGCCGTTCAGGGCCTGCGCGTCCATCCCGGGCACCGTGTAGGTCCGGCCGTCCGCCGTCGTGTACTGCTTCGGCTTCGCGAGCTCGGTGAACGCGAGGCGCCGGAGATTCGGATCCGGACTGGTGAGTCCATTCAGCATCTGCGCGGGCATCCCCGTGCCCTCGAACGCAGGCTCTTCCGAGGCGTCCGTGCGCGGCGTGACCTCGCCCGTGCTCTGGTCGATCTGATACAGGCGGTCGCCGACCTCCTGGAACTTGTAGCGGTTCGCCGCGGCCGCCCGCATCTGCTGCGCCCGCTGCTGCGCCATCAGGTGCTGAGCCGCCATCCGCGTGCGGTGCGGCGACGTAGGGGCCTGGCCCTGCATGATCGAGCCCATGTCGTAGAGCAGGTCGCTCCACATCGCGCGCTTCGCCGAGATCGGGTAATTCGGCGGGGGCGAGTAGGCGGGCGGCATGTAGAACTGCGCCGGCGGCGCACCGGTCGGCCCGGACGCCATGGGCGCAGGCTCGCCCATCGGGGCGCCCGGGGACAGGGCTCCGCCTCGGCTCAGGGCGGGAGGACGGGGAAAGCCTCCGCCGGAGCCCTGCCCCAGACGCTCTGGCGCCAGGCCTGCGGCCTGCATGTTGATCCGTGCCATGGTGCGCTCCTCACCCGTATCCCGGGATGGCAGGGCTGTAGAAGGCGCCCCTCGGCATGCCACCCCAGAAATCCTGCCCCACCTGCGCGGCGCTGGCGGCGTTCGCAGTGCCGCCGGTGCTGGCGAAGGGATTCGGCATGCCTGCGACCTGCCCTGCAAGTTGCGCGACCTGCCCGATGCGCTGGAAGGGTGACGGCCGCTCGGTGGTCTCCTGCGTCGTCGTGCTCTCGCCTTCCGTGAACGAGCTCATGCTCTGCGTGCCGAAGTTCAGCGCCGGGGCCATGGCGATGTCCATGAGGTTCGCCGCAGCCTGCATCGGCAGGAACTGGCCCTCGCTGTAGGCCTGCATCTGGCCGCCGATCTCGGCCTGATTCTGGCGCTGGTAGACATCCCCGACCCCGGACACCATGCCGGGCAGCGACGCCTCCATGTTGAATCCCATGGCCGCGAGATCCGCGCCGGTCAGGCCCATGGCCGCGAGGCCCTGGTATCCGCCGGCGGCCTGCAGAAGCGCCTGGAGCTCCTGCTGTCGGCCTGCCATCGCGCCCTGGAAGTTGCGGCCGACTTCGTTCTCCGCGAGGCCCAGACCGGTGCGGTAGGCGTCGTAGCGCATCCCGGCGGCTACGTCCGCAGCCCGGTCCATCTCGCCGCGCTGGGCGATGGCCTCGTAGGCCCCTCGCCGAGAGCTCCCCAGGTTGCCCGACGCAGCGGAACTGAGCGCCACCCCGGGCAGCACGTTCTCGCTGAAGTTGCGCGATGCGTCGCGCAGGCTCGCGTCGATCATCTCATCCAGGTACGGGTTCTGCGCGATGCTGCTGGCGTAGTCGAGATCGACCCGGCCAGACTCGATGGGCGCAGATTCCGCCAGAGACAGCAGGTCGCCGTAGGCGCCCCGGGCAAGGCCCATGTCGCCCTCGACGCCGCCGAGCAGATCCATGCCGGCGTCGCTCATGCCGGTGGCGATGTCGGCGCCGCGGCCGCCGGCGAACTCGAGCACGGCGTCGAGGCCCGCGATCTGCTCCGGCGTCAGGTCTGCGACGCGGTCTCCGGAGAAAGGCTCGAACTGCTCGCCAGTCATGTCCGTGATCTGGCGAAGCAGGTTGTTGATCGCGTCGGTCGCCGGAGCGTAGGGGTCTCGCCGCTGCGTCTGCTCGGTTGTCTCCGAGTACGTCTGGCTGGTGTTCGTCTGCGAGTCGCTCTCGAAGAGGTCCGAGAAGAATCCCATGAGTCAGTCCTCGTCGGTGATGTAGGCGGCCTGAAAGTCGAAGCTCGACGTGTTAGTGAAGTTCGTGTCCTGCAGGTCCGAGGTTCCAGCGGCGCCCCATTGTCGCAGAGCGATTATCTCGCCGCTTGAGGCGACCACGCTTGCGCTGATTGCACTTGTGAGGCCGGACATGTTGTTCGCGAAAGCGACATTCGCCAGGCCCTCGATGGCCGTCCCTGACAGGTGGTCTGCCAGACTGAAGGGCAGGCCAGAAATCTGCGCGGCCCCGGTCGAGCTTCCCTTCGCCGAAAGAATGAACCGGCCGAACAGAAACACCAGCCGGCCGGCGCGGCCCCACACGCCGGAAGCCACACTCCAGGTCATCCCAGCGTTGCCGCCACCGAACAACAGCCGAGGCTCCCAGGCGCCGATCCGAACCTCCCCCAGCATCGAACGCCACCTGCCGGTTCCGGAAACGAGGTTCCCGGATGTCAGCAGGGCCGAATACGTCCCTCGGCCGACACCTTCCACGTCCACCATGGAGTCGTCGTCCGCGACATCGTCGTCGAAGAGGTACGACCGAGAGTCGCCGCCGTTCGCCCCGAGTTTCCGTAGCCACAGCCCGAAGACCGTCAGACTGGCGAGCCCCTTGGCCCCCGCAGTGTCATCGAAGACGCGCGTGAAGCCCGCGGGAACCGTGCCGCCGACCGTGTGCTCCACGATCTGCTCGCGACCGCCGATGATGATCCCAGCCACGCCCTTCGAGTCATCGAGGAAGCAGCGGACGTTCACGCGCTCCCCGTTGGCCTCGAGCGCCACGTTCGACGTGATGTCGAGCGTCGTGCCGCTGGTGGCCTCGAACAGAAATCTGATCTTCCGGTCGGTAGTGAAGAAGACCCCCTGCTCTGGGCCGCTCACGGCGCCGTCGTTGATCAGGCACTCCTCAGACGAGGGCGTGCCGGTGCATTCGACCTCGAACTCGATGAGGAAGCCGGTGTCCTGTGCCGCCTGCCAGGCCGGGATGGTGGCGTAGATCGTCCCGCCGGAATCGAGGCCTTGCACTGGCGCATCGGCGTCCCAGACCACCGGCCCTCGCCCGGCGCCGGTCGGGTTCCAGAACGTGCCATCGGCGAACACCACCTCCCCGTCTGCCGGCCGCACCGGCCCGATCAGGCGCGGAGAAAGCAGCGTGCGGCTGCTGGCGTCATCCAGCGCGCGCACGATGCGCTCGAGCATTTCGTTCGATGCTTCGCTGAGCGCAGGGTCCGGGCTGAAGTAGGGCTCGCTCACTGGTCACCTGCCTGGTCGAGCTCGAGGTCGAAGCCGCTCATGTTGAAGAGGGCCGTGTTGCTCGGGTCCTCCGAAATCTGAATGGTCAGGTAGCGCCCAGCGGTCCGAACGTCGACGGCGTAGTCGTCCACGCTGTCGAAGGAGACGGGGTCTTCCAGCTCCGCGCCAGCATTCGGGTTCGCGCGCGCGCCGACGCGGAAATTGATCTGCGCGGCCGTGGCCGATCGCACCTGCGGGAAGATGCGCGACAGGTGCGCGATGCTGGCGCCGACGTTGTCCCGAAGCTTGTCTAGGTCGAGCACAGAGTTCTGGATGCTGAACTTCCGGGCGTAGCTGCTGGCGGGCGCAAGCGGGTCCACGTCGATCACCGTAGAGCCCACCACGGCGTAGAGCGTGTCCGATTCCACGTTCGTGAACAGGTCTGCGTAGCTCGTGTCGTTGAGCTCGGAATAGGTCGTTGACGGGTAGTCGGCGTAGACCGGATTGTCCGCGCCCAGCGTCGGCCCGACCACCAGCTGCACCCACAGGCCGGTCCCGCCGCCGTCCGTGGAGTCCTGCCGGAACCAAGCTTGGACCTCTTGGCTGTAGATCAGGTTCACGTCCGCCGGGGTGTCCTCCTGCGTCCGCAGGCTGACGTGGAACTCGTTCCGGCGCGGCCAGTAGGCGACGAAGATCGGCTGCGTGAAGTCGACGTTCCGCGCGTACCACTGGGTGATCTTCCGGTCGGTCAGGCTTGTCCGCTGAAGGCCATCGGTGACGTAGATGTCGTGGTTCCCTGCCACCACCACGAAGCCAGGGAGCTCCGCGAAAGCGTGCGGGCTCACCATGCCGTCGTCCTCGAACAGCGACCGGAACGTGTAGACCTTCGTCGGGTCGTTGCTTGGCGCCAGCTGCATGACCTCGACTCCGCGGTCGTAGAGCAGCAGCAGGAAGTCGCGCACGCGCGCGCCGCCGACCAACGTGCGGCCAGCGAACTGACGCTGGTTCTCGGTCGCGCGCAGTTGCGGGTTCGTGAAGTCCCAGAACGTGGTCGTATCGCCCGGCGAGTAGGGGTGCGAAGTCTTCACCAGGCCGGGCTGGAACGTCCCGGAAACGCTGACCCTCAACGCCACCAATCGGCCGCGGAAGCTGATGATCACCTCCGCCCTGTAGGCGGACGGCCAGCCGTCAAGCGTCGCGAACGGACTCACACCGATGTCAGCGACCTGCAGCCAGAACGGTTCGTCCACCCCGTTCGTGATGATGCATGCGTCGCCGATCACGTCGGAGTACCAGTATTCCGAGTCCGTGTACGACGCAGGCGTCACATCCACGTCGGCGAAGCCGCTGCGCTTGAGCGTCCAGGTGGTCTCGGCGATCACCACGATCGCGTCGCCGGCGTCGATGTTCCAGGGCGCGACGAAGCGCACCGCCTCTGCAGAACCGTCAGTGTGGACGGTGGCGGGGGCGGGCATGTTGGACAGAGCGCCTTCGCTCCAGCGCGCGTTCCTGATGTCCGTGAGGTCGCCAATCGGCACGTCGACCGGCTGCACGTCGTAGCGAAGGCCTCGCTTGCCGATCTCGCGAACAGGGAATGAAATCGTCATGGCCCCTCGTTCGTCAGGGTGATCGCGAACGCTGCGCTGTCGAACACCGTGCTGCCACCGTCGTCGCTTATCTCAACGACGAAGAAGCCGGTGTTCGTGTCGAACTCTGAAAGCGTTGCGCTGAACAGCCAGCTCCTGTCCGAGGTGAGCGCCAGCCAGACGTTCAGGCCAGAGCCAGATGCGTAGTCATTCAGCCCGGCCGTATGCCTGACGCGAACGCTCCAGCCGAAGCCGGTCTCTGCTGGCTGCAGGCTCGACCAGTCGCCGAGGCTGTTGGTAGAGAAGGACCCGCCAATTTCCCGCGTCTGACGCACCAGACCGTCGCTGTCGTAGAAAAGCTGGTACTGGATCGTCCTCGAACCCCCGCCCCCGTCCGTGTTCACGACGTTGTTCCCGATCGCCTGGTAGACCGCATCGACCGCGCCGTAGAAGTCGGTGAGCGCGATCGTTCCGGATGCCGGCACGCCAGAGTTCACGGGCACATTCGGCACCAGGCCGCCGCCGCGGTAGTAGTCGGTCAGCGCGTAGGGCGCGGACCCGCCGAACTCTGCGACGATGTCTGCGACGAATCCGATGGTCCCGCTGCTCTTGACCGCCATCCCGTCACTCCTGCTCGAGCATCTCGATGCGGTGGACTGCAGCCTTCAGGGCTTCGATGAGCACCGGGATGATCTGGTTGTAGCTGACGGCGAGCAGGCCGGACTCCTCATCCAGGCTTACCGCTTCAGGCTGCACCCGGGCATGCTCCTGCGCGATCACGCCGTACTGGAACCGCTCCGTGTCCGTGCGCCAGTAGCGCAGGCCGCGCATCGCGCGCAGCAGCTCCAGCGGGTTCTCGAGCTCGCAGATGTCGGCCTTCACGCTCCTGTCGGACGTGGCTTGCACCTCGGTGGCCGTGAAGGTGCCGGTGTAGGAGCCAGACATGGCGACATCGTTGGCGTTCGCCGTGATCCCGTTGCCGGCGCCGACGTTGATCGTGCGCGACGCGGCGATGGAGCCGCCGCCCGTGAGGCCAGCGCCAGCCGTGATGCTCACGCCGTTGTGGTCGACGTTCCGCGAGTTGCCGGTGTCCAGCGCCAGGCTTCGAGAGGCCGCGATCGTTCCGCCGCCCGTGAGGCCGGTCCCCGCCGTGATCGAAACGGAACCGTGGTTGACGTGCTCGCTGGCGACGAACCCGGTGAGGTTGTCGTGATCGATGAACGAGAAATCGATCGCCGCTAGCAGGTCCGTGATGGAGACCTTCCCGACCGCCCCTGCGCTCGCGTCGTAGAAGGGAATCGTGTCCGCAGCGCCGTCCGGCGTCCGAGTCGTCAGCCCGTTGATCCCGGCGATGTTGTTCAGGGCCGTGTGCGTTGCTGTCATCGCCCCGGTGATGTTGGGGAACGAAGCCTGGATGGTCGCCTTCAGCAGACGAAGATGATCGTCGGCCTCTCCGACCGGGTCCGTAGCGTCGGCAGGAAGGGATGAGTCCAGCCCGGAAATGAAGGTGGCGATCTCGGTCGGCATGTCAGTCTCCGTAGGCGCTCGTCACGTCCAGCGGCGAGCCGGTGGTTTCCTGCTCGCCGTATTCCTGCAGCGCCGCATCCATGGCTTCGGTAAACAGCTGCCCGAACGCAGGCAGGCGCTGGTCCTTCGCCGCGAAGGGCATGTACTCCATCATCGACCCGTAGAGGTAGAGCTCGGGGAACTCCGTGAGGATCGGGTTCGTGTCGTCCTCAGCGGAAAGCGTGCCGGCGTAGCTGCGGAAATACTGATGGATGTAGGCCGTGGCCTCGCCCGGCGGCGGCCAGAGCTCGAGCGTCGCGCCGACGCGCTGGTACGCGCGCTGCCGAGCGTTCGTCTCCGGAAGGGTGATCTGCAGGCTCTCGAGCTCCATGTCCGTGACGCGCTCAAGCGGGTAGCCGCCCACCGTGAGCAGCTTGGTCTCGATGTAGCCCTCGGGGAGCGTGATGGTGCCCGTCGTCGTGCCCGTGTCTGTCAGCTGGTTCTGGCGCACGCGAAGGCGCCGGAAGATGCGCCGCTCCGCCAGCATGACGAAGCCCGGGATCCGGGCAGCCAGATCCTTCCTGCCGTACATGTAGTCGGCAAGAGAGGCCTTCAGCTCGCCGTAGTTGGTGAACAGCAGGTCGGCCATGTCACGCTCCGATTGCGTTGATGATGGAGAGCTCTCGCTTCGGGCGAGCCGGTCGGCTCATGGGCCGCGCTGCTGTGACCTGCTTCGGCATGAGCGCGGGGTGGTTGATCTGCAGCCACTTCATGAATCGGTCCTTCTCGCCGCCCTCGTTGCGCGCCCACACGTCGTAGCCTATCCGGCGCTGCGTGAGGTAGTCGATCAGCAGGCTCTGCGGGATCGACCCGCGGTAGGTCCACTCGCGCGGATTGCCGCGAGACGGCGCACCGTTGACCTTCGCGTCCATGAAAGCGACGTGGCTCTTGATCGCCTCCACGTTCTGACGGTGGCCGCGATACGCGACCCCGTCCTCGTAGCCGAAGTAGCGCGCGATGTCGCCGCTGTGGCGCGTGACGCGCTTGATGTCAGCCATCGGCCGCCTCCTTCATGCGCTGCCGAGCCTCCTCGGCCGCCGCATCCTGCGCGCTGCGCTGCGCGTCCACGAACGCCTGGTCGGCCTCTGCGGGCGGCTCGAGGTCTTCCTCGCGCACGCTGTTCTTCGCGCCGTTGGGCCGGGTCTCTTCGGTGGCCTCCGCGGTCACGGTGTTGGCGGCCTTCGCCACCTGGTCAGCGGCTTCCTCGGCCGTGGGCTCCTTCACCTTCTTCGGGCGGCCCCGGCGCTTCCCCTCTGACCCCTGGGTCCTTTCCGGTTCCGGCGGGTCGAAGGGGTAGGACAGCATCTCGAAGTCCTGCGCGTACCGGGCGCGGACGAGCGTGACGAGCTCGGGCGTCCACTTCGGCGGCTCGGCCTTCGACGGGTTCAGGCGCCGCAGAGGCTGCACGATGGTCCCGCAGTGCGCGCGGATCTGCGTCGTCAGGTCTTCCCAGCGGTCCTCGATGGTCTCGAGCGGCACGAGGATGTCCCAGCAGGGCTTGCCCTCGTAGTGCCAGTCCCAGGTCTGCAGGCGCACATGCGGGTCGGTGCCGGCGTTGTCGCGCGTGGCGGCCACGGCGTGGATGAAGGCGTCGAAGTCCATGCCGTGCTTCACGCCGTGCTTCAGGAGGTTCGGGTGAGAGCGGTCGATCACCTTGTCCCGCCAGCAGGACACGAGACGGTCGAACGGGTTCCGACAGATGGCGATCCGCAGGTAGCCGCGGTTGCCGGCGTCGAAGGCGTCTAGGGGGCCGATCCTCGGGATGGCGCTGCGGCGCAGGCTCGACTGGTTGTGGACGCCCAGCAGCGGCGCCAAGGCGTCGGAGACGCTTGTCGTGCCGCACTTGGCGGCCTGTAGCACGATGATCTTCGAGTCGCGGAAGTGCAGGTTCTGGGATGCGGGCATGGTTGCTCTCTCTCGATGCCAGGGTCAGAAACGACACGGCGCCATGAGGAAGCAGGTCCCCATGGCGCCGCGGTGGTCGGTCGGCTTCCGGAGCCCTCGGATCAGGAGATCGTCAGGCTGGCCGGGATGTTGTCGACCATGAAGTGCGCCTTGCTGTTCAGCACCGCGATCGTGCTCTCGCGGAGGATTTGACGGCGGTCGGCATCACCGTTCTTCGCCAGCGCCCAGTCCGTGGTCGGGCGGAACACGGGCGTCGCGAGGAACCGGAAGTCTAGGCCCAGGAAGCAGTCGTCTTGGTTCCGATCGAGGACCACGTCGAGCTCGCCGTACTGCGAGACGTAGAGGTCGATCACGTTGACGATGCGGGACTCGTTCTGCATGTCACGCTGCCGGCCAGCGACGTAGGCGAAGCTCGAGATGAACTGCGACCGCAAGGGGTCGGTCATCAGGTAGCCCGGGTTGCCGCCGGCGTTGTAGCAGGCCAGGTGCGCGTCCAGCACGAGCGTCTCGAGTTCCGGGATCGTCGTGATCGCCGTGGAGCCGGAGGCGGCCGTGGCGGCGTCCTGGATCACCGAAGCGTCCAGCTGGGAGTGCAGCGAGGCCATCTCCCGCGCCGTGGTGGCCGAGCCGGCCGAGCCGGTCTGACGGGCCGGGCCAGCGTCCGGGGAGCCGACGATCGCGAGCTCCTCGTCGTTCGCGAGCTCGCCGTACTTCAGCTCCAGCTGGTAGGCCATCTCCGAGTCGCGGCCGTACTTGTCGATCTGCTCGAGCGTGCCGCTGATCTCGGCCGTCTTGGTCATGATCTGGCAGTTGTTGCTCTTGTTCACCATCGCCTGGGACGAGTCGGCGGGGGCGTCGGCGCCCTCGACGGCAGCGTTCTTGGCGGCGGCGACGAGAGCGTCCTCGTGCCATTCGTGGAGCTTGCCGGTCGCACGGATGGTGCGCGACATGGCCGCGGTCGGGTTGTCGATCGGCGAGATGAGGTACACCTCATCCTGCACGTCCTCGGCCTGACCGATCTGGGTGTAGGTATCGAAATCTGCCATCGTTCTGTTCTCCGGGGGTCTGGTTACCGACCGCCCCTCTCCGCAGCAAGCTGCGCGGCCTTCATGCGCCTGAAGGCGTCCCGGTCACCCGGTTTCGCCTGTGCCTCGCGCCGCGCTGCCTGAAACTGGCCCTGCGCGTTGCGAGACTGCGCCTGTGCCGCCCGCTTGTTGCCGGGCTTGGTCGGCGTCGAGCGTCGCGTTTTCTCCTTCACCCGGCGCGAGGCCCCTTCGACCTGCATCAGACGATGCCAGGACCGAATCGTGCGCCAGTCGCGCACTTCTGCAGCCTCCTCCGGCGTGAACTGGAGGTTCTCCACCGCGAACTCACGGATCCTGGAGTACACCTCGTCCGACCAGTCCGGGATCACTCGCTTGAGCACCCGGAGGCTCACCTGCGCCTGCGCGTCTTCAGCCTTCCTCCGCTCCTCGGCGGCCTTCGCCCGAAGCTGCTGCGAGGCCTGCATCAGACGGTCCCTGTTCCGGACAGCCTGCTCCAGACCCTGACGCATGCGCTGGAACTCCTCCGGCTTCGACCGGAGCACGTCCCAGTTCACCTGGTCGTACTGGCGGACGGCCTGCTCGGCGAGGTTCGAATAGAACTGCGCCTGGCTGGTCGCCTCCTCGAATGCCGAGTCGAGACTCTGCATCCGCTCCGTGATGTTGCGCGTGCTCTCGATGGCTTCGGACTCAGCGCCCTGCTGAAGCTCATCGATGCGCGACAGGTCCCTCATACGGTCCTTCAGCTCGCCGAGCGTGAAGGTCTCGTCAGGATCGTCTCCGACCCGGAACTCCATCGCGTACAGCTGGTCCGGCGTGATTCCTGCCATCTCAGCCAGCTTGGTGGGAGTCAGCGCGCCGTCTCCGGCATCCCCCTCGTCACCGTCTCCGGTGGCTTCTTCGGCCTCTTGGCCGCCGTCCTGGCCGCCATCAGCGTCGTGAGTCTCCGGCGTCTCCATTGCCGGGTTGGCGTCTCCGCCGAGAACGGACTCCGCGGCCTCTCGGACTGCGCGGTCTTCGTCCGTTTCGCCGGTCGAGGTCGGGGCCTCATGGGATTGCTCCCGTCCGCCCCCTTCCTGCGCCGGCGGCGCGCCCTCCTGCGAGAGCCGCGCCTTGAACCTGTCCCTGGCCGTCTCGGGGCGCTTCAGCCGCGCCTCGGTTGCCAGATTCTGTGCGGGGCTCTTGGCCGCCGCGATTTCTGCTTCTGTCGGCATTCTGCTCTCCTCGTGCGCGACTGTCTATCGAGCGACTACGGACCGACGGGTCCGAAACCGCGGTACTCATCGATGCCGAATGCGTCGATCTCGGGCTGCTCGGGGCGCATGGCCTCCTCCTGCTCGCGCTTGATCATCGCGTCCATCTCGGCCTCCGTGCTCACCCCTTCGATCCGCGCCTGCTCGAGCGTCAGGACCACGTCCTGCAGCACGCCCAGCTTCGTGTGCAGGTGCGCTCGAAGGCGGTCCTCGTGCGGCTCCGTGGCCGCGATGCCCTCGAGGTATTCCTGCCGCAGCGCGCGGAAGATGATGTTGAACAGCGGGTCCTGGATCCTCTCGCTAGCGGCTCTTCCGAGACGGACGACCTCCGAGGTCGATGCTACGTTCGCGAGAGGGACGAACGGCAGGGTCGTCGGGGAGGGCTCCGGGGTCGCGCCCCGCGTGCCGTTCGCTCCGCCAGAGCGTGAAGCGCCTCTCCCTCTCTCGGTGGGCTGATCGCGCATTGCGTTGAATCCTCATCAGTTGCCGGTGCAGGAGCGGAGACTGCTTCTCCGCGTCCGGTTTCGGGGTCAGGGAGTTCTTCCGCATCAGCATGCGGTTCTTCGTCTGGCTCATGTGCCCGCCTTCCTCTCGTCCACCTCGACCTTGCGCTCCTCGAGCGCGAGCTCCCGGGCCTTGAACTGGATGTCGGTGTCGAGCTCCCGGTCCTTCCGCTCGTTGTCGACGCCCATGTCCACCACCTCGATCTGGCGCTTGTAGGCCTCGGCTCGCGCGCGGAGCCACTCGCGGCCGTCTGCGCTCTGGGCCATCTGGCGCATGAATGCCTCCGCCATGGCCTGCGCGTTCGCCTGCTGCTGGTTCTGGCGCTGGATGGCGGTCATGCGCTCCTGGGCCTGCGGGCTGGACGGAGACAGCAGGAACGGCGAAGAGTCGGTGACGCCCAGGGCATCGAGAATCTCATCGAACACGGCGTGCTTCTGCTCGACGCCGAACAGGACCTTCATGTCAGGGTCCTCGCGGACGGTCGCGTAGTAGCTCGCCAGAGCCTGGGCGTATTTCGCCGTCTCGTCCGGCGTCAGAGCGGCGTGCGCCTTCATCTCGATCGGGGTGTGCGGGAACGTCTGCGCCGGGACGTAGGTCGTCATCTGGCCGCGCACCTCGAGCTTGTGCGCCTGGCGGTCGTGGCGGGCGCCCAGCATGACGATGTACTGCACCAACGGGATCATCAGCGTCTCGGCGAAGTCCCGGGCCGCCTTCATGACGCGCCGGTTCCCGGAATTCGTCAGGCGCTCGATCATGTCATCGGCGTTCTGGTAGCGGATCGCGTCGGTGTTCTGGCCCCGGCCGAGGCTGGACTGGCCGCCGCGGCGGTCCTTGTCGTAGTCCATGCGCTGGATCAGCTGCAGGGTGAACGGCGAGAGCTCCGGGGTCTCTAGCGCGCGCACCGCGTTGCCCGTCTTCGACCAGACCGTGCCGCCGATTCGGTTCTGGAGCAGGTCGCGCGGGTTCAGCACGTCGCCCTTCCGCGCCTCGAGCCGACTGGTGTTCCGCATCTGCTGGTTGTCGAGCGCCAGCCGCACGAGGCTCGAAGTCGTCTTCTGCGAGTGCGCGGTCACGTCCGCGTCGGCCAAGCCCATCTCGGCGTGGCTGATCTTGAACTCTGTCCACTCGAAGTAGGGAATCTCGGTCCGGCGCTGGATGGCGGGCGTGCCGTCGGCCCAGTAGAGCACCTCGCCGTCGGCAAAGTAGATGCGGAACAGGCGCAGGGTGTCGAGACTGTCCTCGCTGATCCCGGCGGCCTGCATCCAGATGTCGCGCTCGTCGTCCGGAGCCGCGTTCACCACGTCCCAGCCGGTCAGCCAGGTGTAGACCCGGAATCGATCGACCTCCTCGTGCAGCTCATCGCGGTGGTGCTGGCGGACCGTGGACTGGGTGCGATCGTGCGCCTTCCGCGCGAAGTCTTCCTCGTAGCGGAAGAACTTGTACTGCCGAGAGAGGCCCATCACCTGATCAGGGTCGAAGCCGTCGAGGATCAGCTGCGCGCGCGACAGGGCCTTCTGGTCGCCGGCGTACATGGAATCCCAGACGTAGGGGCGCGACGAGTCCCGATAGTAGAGCTCCGGCTGAATGAGATCGATCTCACTCATGTAGTCAGAAGTCCGGACGACGATCTCGCCCGTCATTCCGTCCTCGCCTTCGGTGACGCCGGAGATGTCCACGTCCACGATGTTCTCGAAGCGGTCAATCGCTTGGGCGATGGCATCGAACGGCAGGCCGTCCACCTCGAGGATGGTCTCGTCCGTCCGCTGGTCGTTCCAGTCGACGTGGAAGACGCACCGCTTCGCGACGAAGGCGTCGTGCCAGGCATCCCGCAGCAGATCGGACCAGCGGTTCTTCCGGAGCACCTTCGTGGCGTAGGCCCGGGCGGCGTCGGCGCCGTCCTTCGACACCCCGTTACCGCTCTCGAACTTCACGACCTCCCGGCCAGACAGGAACGTCTCGTGGAAGAGCGCCTTCTTGCCCTCCACCGAGTCAAGCACGTCGGGCGAGACGTAGTGCGACCGCCCGCGCTGCTCGTTCCCCAGCGGCTGCATCGTGTAGTAGCGGTGGTTCCGCTCACGCTGCTCGCCCACCTGATCCATCGTGCTGTCCGCGGAGGTGACCTGCGCCTCTAGGAGCTTCACGAGGTTGTAGGCGCTGCCGTGGGGCGCCGTTCCTGTCCGCTGGGCCTTCACGTCACTTCATCCCGCGGCCACGACGAGAGGACTCCTGACGGACGCGGGAGCTCGTCCCGCCGCTCATGGGGAGGGCGTTCCCGGCGGTCGGGGTCGGGCGCCCGCGCGAGCTCACGCTGGAACTGTGGTCGCCCTTCGCCTTGCCGGCCGCCTTGCCCTCGCTTATGCCCTGCGTGCAGCACGGGATCCGGTCCGAGGGGTAGGCGCGTCCGCCGTTGCCCATGCGCGCCGGAGCGGCCATGGGCATGGTGGCGGAGCCGTAGTCGTTCTGGGGGGCGGCGTAGCGCGAGCCGCGGCCCGCCGTGGTCACCTTTCGCGAGCGGTCCATCTTCATGTCGAGATCCTCACAGGTTGTCGATGCGGTGCATGATCCAGCCGTACATGAACGCTTCCTGGCTCTCGTCTCCGCGGACGATGTCCACATACCGCGCCAGCTGCAGTCCGTTCAGGACCCGCAGCAGCACGACCTCGCCGGCCGTGCGCCTTGCTGCATGGTACGCCCGCAGGGCCGCCAGCGTCTTCGGACCGACGTGTCCATCTTCCTTCAGGTCCCGGTACAGGCGTCCGCGATCGTTCAGGACGTTCAGGGCCTGTTGCAGCATGCGCCCAGCGGGGGCCGGCCCCATGTTCACGCCGGTGTCAACCAGCTCGGCGCGCACGGCCGGAACGGGAATCTGGTCGAAGCCCGGGTCGAGAACGTACCGCTTCGCGTAGATCATGCGCGCCTGGCGCCGAGTGAGGTCCGCCACGTCCTCCGGCAGAGCCTCGTCCAGCTCGCTTCGCACGTCATCCAGCGTGCCCTGCGTGATGCCGTGGTTCGTCGGGCCGCCGCGGTCATCCGGGTGGTCGACGTAGCCGCCCTCGCGCTCGAGAACCGCAGAGATGATCGGGTCGATGCCGGTGTCGGCGAAGAACGCGCGCGCCATCAGGACACTCCGCTGCTGAAGAAGCCTCGAAGGAACTCTCCGAAGGCGTAGAGCAGGCCGCCGCCTACCGCGAGACCTGTGCCGCCGGCGGCGGCCTTCTGGCCGACAGACAGGCCGCGGCGCTTACCATTGGACTCCGCCGGGTTGTCGTTGTGGAACCCGAACAGCTGGGTGATCTGCGCCTTCCGTGTCTCGTCTTTCGCCTCGAGCACGGCCAAGCGCTCCGAAATCTGGTCGAAGCGGCTGTCGATTCGACGCTCGAGCTTCGCGAGCTCGCGCTCCAGCAGAATGCGGGTCCGCATGTCTGCCATCGTCGTCTGGTCATCCGGCACGGCGCTTCTCCCAACCTTCGACCACCCTGTCCGGGCACGTCGGGTCGCACATCACGCAGTAGGTGATCTCGTTCTCCAGCACCTCGCGCGCGTCGACCTCGGCCGGCACGCGCTGGTACAGGCGGCAGAAGCTACCCTCTCCCGCGCCTCCAGGCGTCGAGAGCGTCTTGCACCCCGTCGTCGCCGAGAGACTCGCGAGCAGCGCGAGCATCGTCCAGAGCCTCGATCTCATCCTGTGCCGCCTCATGCTCCGCCTCCTTGCGCCCCTGCTCCCGGCCCGACCGGCGCGCCCACCACGCGGTGAGCGGGCCGACCAAGGCCTTCAGGAGCCCGGCCAGCGCGCCCCAGGGCATCAGGTGTCCTCGTACCCGGAGCCCACCGTCTCCTCGATGCCGACCAGCGCGCGGCCGACGGTGATGAGCTTGCCCACGGTCAGATCATCGACCTGCGTGTCCGTGGCTTCGATGCGCTCCTCAATGCGGTCCAGGAACGCATCCGCGCCCACCTTCGCCGCCTCGACCAGCACGTCCTTCGGCACGCCGGCGCTCTTCAGCAGAGGCAGGATCGTGCCACTCAGGGTCTTCAGGATGTCCATCGCTATTCCTCTCTCAGCAATGCCCGGGATCCGCCGGGTCGGTCAGTTGCCCTGTTGCGCGTCGGCCAGGTCCGACAGGCGCTCGCTCTGCCGATTGATCCGCGCTTCCAGCAAGTCTAGCCGCCCCTCGGCGGTATCGAGGCGCGAATCGATGCTGCTTTCCATGATCGCTGCCTGGCGAGCCGAAAACTGATCTCGGGTGGCCCGCTCCCGCTCGCGCGCCTCTTCTTCGATGTCGTCGTGGAGCCGCGGGAGTTCTCGCTCAACAGCTTCGAGACGCCCAAGAAGCTCATGACCGCTGCGGTCCATGGGAAATGCTCTGAGTTCGAGATAGCTAGCTGCACCAAACCCCAGAGACCCAGCAGCAAAGAGGACCCCAACGAGCACAGAAGGAGAAACAGTGATTCGGCCTGGGCTTCGTGCATCAAACTGCTCCTCGTACATCGTCCATGGCTCCTTCCTCCGTGAATCCGGACATCACCATTCTTCTCTCAGGACGAAGCCTAGGATCACCGTCCAGTCGTTGCCGCTGATGGGCAGGCAGAGCAGAAGGGCTCTCACATCGTCACCACGCTCGGGCTGCTGATCGTATCCGGGTCGATCAGCTCGACCGTGCCGTAGCGCACGCCCTGCTCGGCTGCGTTGGCTTGCGGGATTGGGGAGCCGTTGGCGACCCAGCTCAGGACGGTGACTTCCCAGAGCTTCCGCCCGCTCTCGTGCATCTGCGTCGGGGTCAGCAGCCAGTTGTCGTGGTGGCGGGTGTCGATGACCGGAGCCGTCAGCTCGTTGCCTTCGGGATCATAGGTCCCCGGCGTGATGACCACAGGCCCCACCGCCACACGGGAGACCGTCGTCGGCTCTACGAGATGCGTGCCCCCATCCTCGCGCGTGCGCTGGATCATCAGCCCAGCCCCCACAGCAGCCTCGTCAGCCGCAGCGCGAGAGTCGGCACGGGTCGTCATGTAGACCCTGCCACCGCGCATCTGGACGGGAACGGAGACCATGACCTCGGGGTCGGTCAGGCTGGGGATTTCGATGCTCATGGCGTCATCTCCGGGAACCAGCCGTCTGCCAGCGCCTCGCCGTCTCCGCCCGCTTCATCCACGAGCCGAACAAACGTCTGGCGGTCGGCGTCCAGCGGCACAACGGCTTCTTGCGCTTCGTGTACCGTCATCGGGCCTTCGCCAAGCTCATCCATTACTTCGCGGACGGAATAGTCCCAATGCACGCGGACGACAGGGCCGATGACCTGATACACGGGGAGCTGCCAGTTTGCTGATACTTTCATTCTGCTCCCCTTAAAACGCGAGCCGCGCGCCGCCAGTACGATCCGAATAGCTTACGGATGGAATCGAATTTACGCAGAAGGCGCCCGATGCGTCGTTTATTTTTCCGTTGCCACCGAAACGAGTAGTAAGCGAAAGAGCAGTTGCTGCACTATGCTGGTCCGCAAGATACGTCGTAGAGGAACCTCCTGTATTATCTCCGGAAAGAAAGTAAGCTCCGGTGTTGAGAATGTTCCGAATGAATCCAGTCGCGGTCGGAAACGAAGATGAAAGCAGCGTGTAGCCAGTCGTGGTGTTGTCCGCAAAGTCAGTGTAATCATTCGTGACGTGGACGTTCCCGGCACTGCCTTGGTTTACGTTGATACCATCGCACCAATTCCAGCAGTTGCCGTACCAGTTTTCGATGCCTCGGTAGGACATGAATGCCGTGTCGCGAGAGGCACTTGACGCTCCGCTGGTGGCGTCCGTGGATGCGTTGCCCAGAGAGTTGCTCTTGCCTGCCACGGAATGCGGGCTGTCGGTTTGGTTGCTGGAGCCAGACGGATAACCCGACGTTACATCGGTATTTCCATCGCCCAAATTCGCTTGCGTGTTGAAGTCTGCATACTCCACCAGATACAGCATCTGGATAGCAGACCACAGGGCAAAGTCGAGCTGATGCCAACCCGCCCCTACGTTTTCGGCAAGCGTCCGGCACTCGTCTCGCGTTACCCCGACCAGCGGATAGATTCCTGACACGGATGCGAGCTTGTCATTCGACATGTCGAGATTGCTGGTCATGTCGTTGAGGTTCAGCCCCGACTTATAGTTGCCGTCCGTCGCGTCCAAATAGCAGGCGTCATAAGCCCCGATGTAGCGGTAGTTGACCTCCGATCCCGCCTTCGTGAAAGCGGGATGCAGCGTGAAACCGGAAAGCGCGAGTTTCGACACCTGCCAAGTGTTCAGCGTACCGACGAGGGTGTGCTTGTAGTAGAACTTCGGAATCTCAACCATGACGTTTCCGTCCGTGCCGTCGAGCACAGATGACGTCACGCCGTCAGCCTTGAGCGTACTGTCAGAGGCGTCAAGGTAATAGTTCACGCTGCCGTCCGCGTTCAGCACGCAGCGTTTCATGTCGAGCCAAGGCCTAGAGTTGCTCATTTATTTGTCCCATTCATAGCTCTGGCTCCGGGAACCAGCCTTGGGCATCTGCCTCGGCATCGGTGAGTGCGTTGGCTTGCAGCGTTGGCGGCAGAAGTTCGGCCACGGTCAGGGTGCTATCCCGCGCGGCTTCTAGAACGGCGGCGAGTTCATCCTGCTCTTGCTGCGGGATCGGCAGTGCCGAGACGAATGCAGCGATGTCGGCATCGGGCGCGACGCGCTGGGTATAGGTGTCGGGGATCGAGAGGGCCACGTCGCCGGACTGCGGGTGGATGATCCAGCCCACCGCGTAGCGGGTCGTGCCCGTGGCGGTCGGAACAGCCAGCGCCCAGAGCGCGGCGCTCATGGCCTGCGCGTAGTCGATGGTGGGGTGGGAGAGGGAGAGAATCATGACGCAGTCCCCGAGATGCCATAGCGGTCCAGCATGGACTGCTCAATCGCCACCCGATCTGTGGCGTCGCCTACTACGATGACCTCTGCGAGTTGGTCGCTTAAGGCAGCAGTGATAACGCTGCCAGAAATATAAGCTCCGACCGTTAGTGGAGCCGTTGTATCGTTCAGCGTACTAAAACTGTCGTCACGGATTACGGTTGGCGACGTGACAGCCACGCCGTCCAGATACAACGTCAGCGCGCTAGATTCCCACTTGAACGCCACGACATGAAAACCGGATGAAGAAACCCCCGATCTGTAAGCCTTGAGGTTTGAAGCGGTGCCGTCCTCGCTCAATGCCACATTTAAGCGGTTATCAAATTCCCCAATCACCCAGCTGCGTTCGTCAATTCCTGAATTATATGATCCTGCCGCCGTAGATAGGCTGGCATTGTTAGCAAACTCAACCACCACCGCGACATATAGGCTCGTGCGATTACCGCCGACCGGCGACGCTGCCTCCAGAATGCTGGTGCCGCCGAAATCAGGCGCAGGCTCTCCGTTGATGTTCTCGACGCTGCCGCTCGTAACGATCTGCGGCTGCTCGGCTGCGGTCGCTTGATCAACGTCAAGCGCAGAGCCGGACTGATCATAGATAGTGGCGACGAAACCGTTATTGGCGCCCGTAAATGTGGTAAGCGCGCTCTGATCCAGCTCGCTTGCGTCGTTGAACCCGATGTCCTGCTCAGTGTTGTCGGAGGACCGCCGCACGCGCACACCGTCGCCCGTGTAAGCAGAGCGCAGCTGGAACGCCGTCGAGTACGCTGCAAGGACGTTGGAGACGCCATCGAGGGGAAGACCCCCAGCAATCTGCCCACTCGCCGCACTAGCCGCCGAGTCGGTGCCGTTGGCGTTGGTTTCGGTTTGCACTGCCCGGACGTACTCGTCCTCATCGGCACTGACGAGCGTGTAC